GTCTTGTAAGTTTGTTTGTTGGTGATTTCAATTAACACCTGTGGCTTGGGTCGTGACATAGATAAACTCCGTGTTTATTTATCCCAATAACTATGCAGATTTAAAACTGCCACCTGACAAAACTACCTCAATTGGCTCATTTTGACTGGCCTGTTCTCGGCGTGATTGCTCAAGTGCCAGTAACAATTTGGTTATATCGCCATGCAAGTCCTTGGCATCACGTATGGGCATGATAAGGTCTTTTTGTCCACGGCTTTCGGCTGCTTTGATCGAGTCGACAAATCGGTTGATGTGTAAGCTCATGTTATACGCTCAATAGCATTTCTTTTATGTGTTCATCAATACCCACAGTGATAGAAATTCTATCGCCAGTTTGTCCTTTGGTTCCGTGTACAATGTGAGTTGGGATAACAACCCATTGGCCAACCGGAATTATTTCAACATGCACCAAATTTAAATCAGTCCGAAGTCTCCAGTAATTTAATGGTTTTCTTTTTTCAGGAATCAATGAACATCCTTGTTCTTGTGCCCAATAAGTCTCAACTGAGATACCGCCTGGATTGATAACATAATTTAAAGACCAATCGTGTTGATAGTCTTGGTGCGGCCAAAGATCACCGCGAGTTGTCATTCCAACTTTAAGAGTTCGATTACCAAGAAATGATCCAATAGTTTCTTTTGCCCATAGTTGATGTTGTTCTGGCAACACAACAAAATAATGTTCGCCATAATTTTTTATTTCATTGCCTACCAATATGCTTTCTGCAGGAGATTGCCCGGCAGTAAAATCTTTTGAATCCAATGTATTGTTGTTATTTTGAATAATACGTACCGCAGATTCATTTAACTCAGTCGGTGGTGAAGGTAAATTTATTTTAGTAACAAATTGAAAAGTCAACTTTACTTCCTAATATATGGTTTGAGATCAGGCGGAGTCCAGCCCGCAGGCTTTAGTACCTTGCCATCTTTACGTTTGCGAACCTTGCCAGTTTCTCGGTCAACCTTGGCAAAATTAGTACTCATGACTTCTTTCCAGGCCCCTTCGCCATCTACACCCATTGAGTGAATGGCACCGATTGTGACAACTAAAATATCTATTAATGCATCCAACTGTTCTACACGGTCATCTGATAGTGTTGCCTCTAACAGTTCTTGATGTTCTTCAATAATAAGATTAGTATACAAAGCAAATTGTGCTTCGTTAAACTCCCCTACAGTTTGATCACAAGCCTGCATAAATTCTTCTTGATCACGAAAGGGATTCACTGGCCTGCTCCTTGGTGTAAAATGGTCCTTGATACTTATAACGTTCTAGTGCAATCAATTTGGGATTACGCACAATCTTCCATGTACGATGTTGCTTCACTGTGTACCAACCGGCTGCAAACCATGATTTGGATTTATCCTGTTTGGTAAACAATGGCAACTTCAATCGCACGTTCCACAATCCATTATAGGTCTTGCATCCAGTTTCATAACCGTGAACTGAATCATTAGGTGGTGCTGTAACTATTTCAGGAGGCTCAAAGATAATGTCAATTACCTCTCTAACCATGGGCATGGTTTTGTAGCTGGATACTTGATTTTGAATCTTAACTACGTAACCATCTGCACTGGCCTCAATGTTGCCAATCTTTTGATTGTTTTGTTTGAGAATCCAGTATTGATTGTCGATTACAGGTTTTGCTATGATCATTTTAATGCTCCTTGATATGTTTGATTCAGCCAACGACCAATTGGCTCTGCTTGATCACTCAGCTTGGTAAGTTCATACTTGCCACAGAACTTTAAGAAATGTGCGCCTACCATGCCTATGTCTTTGTTACTGACTTGATTACAGATTACTGTGTCTACTACATCTTTGATGTCTTGTGGTTGTGCGGTGAGATCAATCAGCGTGACATTGCGTTCGTAGTCGTCAAGAACCTTGTGTTCTTTTTCTTCATGGTCAGACCAACGTTGCAACATGAGATTGTTCCAATTGTAGCCTTTTTTGTTGCGATCTTCAAATGCTTCTGTAATACCCACACGATTCTTTGTGCCTTTAACTGGAGCACCAGGATATGCCGAAAACACATTGTCACCAGGATCACCGCGCACACATTTTAAGAACAGCACCCATTTCTGATAGTCAGTTGGAGCCACAAAGCTCCGGTCGGCCTTGCCTACTTTGATCTTTGAATTGCTTTCAATTGTGAAACTCAATTGGTTGCCTTTGGCATCTGTTACGCCATCAACACTGAACAGGTGATCGTTTATACCATTGTATAATTGACAATTGGGTGCAACCAATTGAACGAAGTCTGAATCACTGCTGACGATAATATGTTCATCTTGGGGGTGTAGTGCGATCCAGCGGCCTATGATATCGTCCGCTTCTGCTGTAGCACAACGGATCACGCTACAATTTGTTTTCTCAGACAAGTATTTAGTCAGTTCATCATAGGTTTCCCAAAACAGTTTGTCCTCTTCTGCTTCAGTTTCACTCATGGCACCGCGGGCCACAGCACGATTTGCTTTGTAGGGCTTGTAGTAGTCTTTGCGCCAGCTACGACCTTCCAGTGCGAAAACCACGTGATCTACACCAAAGCGACGAGCTACCTTGTTGGCGCTCATCATGGTCAAGTGTAGTGCAAACCCCAATTTAGTCCATGAGTCACTGGCCCTGTGTGCCGAATGGCGAGCGCGGAAGAACATGTTGGCAGTATCAATCAGTAGATATTTCATCAAAACGATCCAGAAGTTTGTGTTGCTTCATGTAGTGTAACACATATTCTGACCAAAAGCTATGACCATTGGCTCCAAAATGATAACTTTTGGGATTCACATGCTCGAAACCGTTGTTTTTTAGTATGGCGTTCCAGCTGTGCTCTCTTGAGTAAGGTTGGATGTAGTGATTTTGCCAATCTCTTTGATTTGGCATATCACTAAACGTGCTGTTGCCGCTGTAGAAAAGATGCCGCACATTGAGGTCTTTTAATTTACAATGTAGGTGCCAGATTTTGTTGTGCCATTCATCTGTTTTTTGAGTCCAATTCACATCCAAAATATACTGACGATATCTAGTTTCAAGTGCCGTCGGCACCATATCTATACCACTAGCGTTTACTTGGTAGTATCGGCCTTCATGCACCCATTCTTCTCGTTCCCAGGTAGTCCACTGGATTACCATTATAGTATCATACAAGCGACTATAGTTGTTATGAATCCAATCTGTAGTAGTGCGCAGTATGCGGTCATTGCTGGCTGCTGTTTCGGCATCACAATAAAACTCAGTGTTGAGCATGCGACTCAAGTTCCGCCCCCAACTGGCTTCCAAGTTGATTGGATGTGGTCTACGGTCAATGCCATATTTGCCGTCATCCACAGCCATTACATTAGGCACCACTGCTTCGGCAGCCGCTGTGTGGCTGCAACCATTACCGTATAATATCATTTTTGTAGTAACACTTTTTCTGTTTCGGCGGCAACCACACGCTTGCGCAAACTACTGGATGAGAATGAATGGTCTCTGCTGTTAAACACATGTTCAATTTGACGTCCGTGCCCTTCACTGCGACCGGTAAAGTTGGTGTCATTGTATTCTTCACCCAGTATACGAACATCAATCGGCAAGGTCAGTATCAAGTCAATTAGGTCTTGTTCTGTGGTATACACAACAATTTCGTCTACGAAGCGGCAAGCACTTAATTGTATTTGGCGTTCTATAATACTTTGCACAGGAGGATTTTTAATCCCCGGTCGGTCAATGCTGGCATCTGTTTGCAAGCCTGCGATCAAGTAATCACAATGATTCTTTGCTTCGGCCAGCATGGCAATGTGCCCTGCATGTAGCAAGTCAAATTGACTGAATGTGATGCCAATTTTTTTACCTTCGGCTTTGAGGTCTTTAATGTGATTAAATATCATCCTATTTCGCTTCTTCCATCACCAAGGTCACGCTTCTGTACATACATGCCGGAGTTTTTAATTGCTTGTTCTTGTTCCCATGTTTCCATTACAACATGGCGGCACACATTTTGGAACCAACGATCCACGATCTCACCATCTGAGTCTGTGGGTTTCATCATGTAGCCAGCTTTGATCAATCGTGCCACAAAAATTTCATTCCAGTCTAGTTCAAATACACCTTGGTGCAAGTTGTTGGGATCCACATCCATACTGAGCACAGCCACATATGGTTCTCCCTTTTCGGTAGCCAGTTGCTTTTGAGTTTTAGGTGGTTCTTCAACTGCTCGGCCCTTGGTAACTGTACCAGCAGCTTTGATGCTGTCAACTAAATCGTCAGTTGAATCACGCTTGGTGACTT